TCACAGACAATCCTTCACCGCCGTCAGAATGGTCCGCGGCCGCAGCGGATTGTTGGCCATCTGCTCACGCAGCTGGATGCGCGTACCGCGCGACGCCGACCCGATGTCGATGATGGCCGCCGTGGCGCCCGGCACCTTGCTATCCACCAGCACGCGCTGCCCACTGCTGCCCTGCGGCTGGACCAGCACGTGCCGACCATCCTTCTCCAGGCCAGCCACCAGACAGGTGCGATAGTCCTCAGCACTCTTGCCCGTGCGCAGCTCCATGGGCGGATTGCGTTCAAGATTCGCCTGGCTGGTGCACCCGGCCAGGGCAGCGGCCAGGACGGCCAGGGTTTTGGTTCTCATCAGCGGCTCCTCGCAAGCTCTTTGCGTCATTTTAGCCGCAGCTGGCTTACGCCAGCCTTAACCGTCGCACATCCTTGGTTTACAAGGGCTTTTCCATGGCTATAATGGCCTCCCCCTTGCCGGTATAGCTCAGCTGGTAGAGCAACTGACTTGTAATCAGTAGGTCCCGGGTTCGACTCCTGGTGCCGGCACCATCTACAACAAGGGTTTCAGCCGCTTCGTGCGACGCCATACCAGCGGCGACGTAACAAGCAACGTAACAAGCGGCTGAGGAAGAGTGGAACGGCGTCAGCCAGCCAGAGAGTGAGTCTGGCAGTGAGAGCCAGCATGAGTGAGGCGGCAAGAGTCTCGGCCGTGAATCCCTCCCCCCGAAAGCGAAAGCAATTTTTCAGGTTGGCGAAAAAAGTAGGTTACTGAGGTTACTTTTTTTTCTAATCACCCTCTATCCCTTGCCAGACAAGGCTTTCAGCGGTTTGGCCAAAAGTTTTTTTCAGGTTATTTGAGGTTATTAGTAACTTTCCAGACAGGTTACTTCCCTCCAGGCTGAAAACCTTGATCTAGAGCGGTTCCAGAAAAAGTAACCTCGGAAAAAACCTCAAGTAACCTCCCCCAGGTTACTGACGAAACCCAGCAACGACGCGGCCTGGAGCCCTGTCAAGCGACCCCTCTACCCTCGGTAACCCACTTTTTTTGTCGACCTGAAAAAGCTCTCAAGCACTCATCGGCCTGGGGATGCATTCGGCCGTCTGAAAAAAGGCTGGCGGTGCAGGGATTCGCAGGGTTTTTCAGGCCTGCCAACCCCCGTACAGCCCCAGTAGCGACGCGGAAAGGGCCCAGGTGCAGGGCTGCAGAAAAAGCGACACGTTTAGACCGCGGGCGTGGCGGGGGGACGACGGCGCGCGCTGGATGCAGCATGTGCGCCGCCGCCGTCTCTCCGCTCGCCGGGCTAGAACTCCCTCAAGCAGCACCCCTCGACGTCCCGATAAGGGCAGCCGAAGCATTCCTCGTCGTAGTCACAGAGGTAGTAAACCTCTTCGTCTACGTCTTCACTCCCGATCCCGCTGGCGACCAAGTAGTGCTCCGAGATCTGGACGTGTGCGTTGATCAACTTGCAGTGGTGCAGGTGCATGGTTTGACTCCGTGGTTTGGAGCTAGAAGAGTGGCGTCACGACGCGTCGGATGGGTACCGTCGGCAGGCGGCGACCGGGGGGCGTAGGCTGGTCGCAGCACGGCCGGAATCAGAACAGAGACCCACTCCCCTATAGCCAGTCAGCATGATAGAAACGCCCTGCAGCCTCGGCTGCCATGAACGGCACTGCTATCTATTTGAGGAGTTACTGCTGCTATGGCTGAGCTTTCAGAATCAAAACTTGGCACCCCGAGAGACACAGCGCCAGTGACTTGGCTTATACATAGGCTAGCCTCCTCCCTGGTTGGCGAACTTTTCACCGGCGGCTATTACCGAACCTGCATCAAATATGCAGAAAGCTTCACGGATGGCAAACGCGATCCAACCCTGAGCGACATCAATAGCTGGGCAAAGCGATCACGAAAGGAGGATTTCCACACGGTAAACAGCCACGCCTTTATCACTGCCTGGGCTGCTCAAGAGGCTGGAATGGAAAGCATAATTGCGGAGATCATTAGAACTTCGGATAGCGCTGCCGTCATCGCGCTATCCAAGCTCGGCAGTGGCACGTACTCGTCGCTACCAAGGCCCTGGGAGGAGGACGTGTGCTTGGACATTGCCAAGAAACTTGAACGAAAAGCGATTAAAGCGACGCCAAATGGCGTAGAAGACATTGCGCTAAGAATGGCAACATTGTTTTCTTGGTTTGGTATTGAAATGAAACTGCGCCAAGAAACCATCCTGGCTTACAACGAAGCATCACTAGTGCGCAACACCCTACTGCACCGATACGGTTACCTTGAGCCAAGACACGCCAATAAGTTTCCAGCACTTGCGCAATGGAGCGACAAGGTAATACCGATGTCGACCGAAAGGGCTAGAAGATATCACCAGGCGATAGCCGACTTAATTGTTGCATTATCGAATGGTTTCTTTGCTTGCAAAGAATACAAATAAAAACCGCCCTAAGGCGGCTTTCAAGCAGAGCGCTGTCACGAAAGCAACAGCGCCTCGGCATCGAATTCCCTAGGACGGTAGTTGCATGAGCTCGTATGGCCGGAAGCGGATCACCTCCTCCCCCAGCCAGTCGTTGACTTGGGCCAGGCGGGCCTGCAGCGGCTCCAGCTCGTTGGCGGCGTAGACTTGGGCGGCGTCCCTGATCGAGCCGAAGCCGCCTGCGTTCTGCGGCACGATGCCCATCAGCTGCGGCGGGATCCGCAGGCCGGCGAGCATGTCGTCGCGGGTGATGCTCTTGATCGAGTTGAATTCATCCTTCGCGGCCACCTCGCTGACCGGGATCAGTTGGATGCCGTCCTTCTTCCCGTTGGGCGCGTAGACGAACAGGTTGCGGAAGTTGCCCGGGCCCTTGGCCGAGCGCAGCGCGGTGCGCAGGGAGTCGATGTCCTCCTCCTTCTGGGCGGCGTCGGTCATGTAGAAGATGAAGCCGGCGTGGCTGCCGTTGTTGTAGTACTTGCGGCGGAACAGCGTGGCCGACTCGTTGAGCAGCGCCGACTGCATGGCGGCAAGCCACTCGGGCATGCCGTAGATCTCCTGGTTGATATCGGCCTCGCGCAGGTGGCAGATGGTGCCCGGGGCGAATTCGTGTTCGTCCCGCCAGCCACGCACCTGGAAGAACTGATCGCCCTCGCCGCGGCGCATGTACTTGGCCAGCACCGGCTGCAGGCTGACCGGATTGCCTAGCAGCGACTTGCGCCGCTCCAGGTACGCATTGCCCGACCAGAGCCAGTCCAGGGCGAACTGCTCGAAGGCCCCGCGGCTCAGCAGCTTATGCGGGATGAAGGTCCGGGCCAGGAGGTTGCGCTTGAACTTGAGGCCCGAGTCCAGATAGACGCTGGCCCGGGTGGCCTTGGCCAGACCGTCGAGCGACAGCGGCGGGTCGTAGTAGCGACCGTTGAACCAGCACTCCAGGTAGTCGAAGACCTCGCGGCCCTCGAGCACCGGCGAGGGATCGCCGAAGGTGAAGGCCTCGACCGGGCCGGGCGCCGCGGTGGCCTGGACGGCCAGGCTGGTGGAATCGCTCATCAGTAGATCTCCATGACGCCGGTATTGCGGGCGGTCTGCCCTTCCAGCGGCTCGTTGTGCAAGGCATGAAAGAGGGCCCACGCGAGATCCGCGTGGCCGGTGGTGTCGTTGCGGCCGGCGGTGTAGGTGAACTGGCGGCCGCTGGCGGTGGTGGTCTTGCGAATGGCCATGAGCGACTGGGCGACGTCAGTCCAGCCGGCGTCGAACTCGAGCCGGCCGTTCTTGATCACGTCGTAGGCCTTGAGCACCAGGCGGGTCTTGACCTCGGGCGAGTAGCTGAAGGTGGTCACGCCCGGGAAGAATTGCTTCACCAGCTGGGCCACGCCGCTGCCCATGCCGGTGACATCGATGCCGATATAGGTCACCCAATAGCGCTGGCAGACCTGGCGGATCGCCTCGGCCTGGGCGGCGAAGTCCATCCCGCGGAACTGGTGGCGCTCGAGCACGCGAAACTTGCCGCCCGGTACCGCCGGCGGCGCGACCACCACCAGGCCGGCGGTGTCGCCGGTCTCGGCGGGGTCATAGCCGACCCAGACCGGGCGATCGCCCAGAGGTCGAGCTGCAAACGGTTTGTAGTCCTCGGCCCACTCGACCCAGCTGTCCACCATGCAGGGCTGCAGCATGGCCAGGGGGAAGATGCTCGCGCCGTCGTCGACGAACTGGCACATGAGCAGGTTCTGGAAGGCCTCGGCCGAGTATTCGAGCTTGAGCTCCTCCAGGTCGAATAGGTCGCAGCCACGAGCCTCGGCGTCCAGGATCGTGACGATCTGCCGCCAGATCCGGTCCTCGCAGAGCCGGCCCTGCTGCAGGGCATCATGGGAGACGTCCAGTTTGAGGTGCTGGGCGACCGGCTTGCCCTTGTTGAAGCGCTCGCCGGTCCAGAAGGTATAGGCCTCATGGGCCATGGAGCTCGGCGTCGAGAAGTAGGTCCGGCGGTATTGCTTCTGCATGGCCATGCCGCTGGCCACCTTGTTCAGCTCCTCGAAGCGAAACGTCCAGAAGAATTCGTCGAAGTAGAAGTTGCCGTGGTAGCCCTGGGCGGTGCGGGCATTGGTACCGAGGAAGTGCAGCTCGGCGCCGTTGGCCAGGATGATCGGATCCCCGGTCACATCGACGCCGCAGACCTCCCGGGCGAAGGCCTGGATATACGCCTTGAAGATATGCGCCTGATTCTTGCTGGCCGAGAGGAAGATCTGGTTGCGCCCGGTGATCAGGGCGTCCAGGAAGGCCTCGCGGGCGAAGTAGTAGGTGGCGCCGATCTGCCGGCTCTTGAGGATGGCGCGGGTCCGCTGCTGCCCGGCCCGGTACCAGTCCAGCTGGTAGCCGAAGCACTGGTCGCGGAAGGCGCTCTCAAGGGCCTCGATCTGCTCCTCGGTGAATTCGTTGCGCGCCGCCTTCTTCTTCGGCCCGGCATTGCGGTTGTCCAGCTTGGGATTGAGCTCGGCCTCGGTACCGCCGCCCTGGAAGCGCTGGATCCGCGCCTGGCGCTCCAGCTGGCGGTGGAGCAGATCGATCTCCTTGAAGTCGCCACCGGTCTTGCCGTCCTTGAGGATCAGCTGCACCAGGCGCGCCTCAAGGGCGCCGCCGATCCGCTCAACGTTGTCCGCCCGGTCCCACTCGTCCCGGGCCTTCCAGCTGTGGACGGTCTTTTCCTTCTCGCCAATCGCCTCGGCGATCTCCCTCACCCGCCAACCCATCCAGTACAGATGCTTGGCGCGCCGCCGCACGTCCATCATCAGGTCGGTGGACGGGGCGGCCGCCGGCGTTTCGGCCGGGCTTGGCAGGGGCGAGGAATCGGATAGGCTTTTCATGGCCGCCAGACTGCCGCCCTGATCCCCTCCTCCATAGCGCGCGACCGTGTACCGTGCGCGCCTACAAAACCCCCTCGTTGCTGGGACGCGCGCGCGTCCCGACCATGCCCCTCATCGCCCAAGCACTCCCGCTAAGCCTCTGAGGATCCCCGGCATGGCCGACCCCAAGACCCCCAAACTCCGCTCTCCTTTCTTCCGTGTCGCCGTCGAAGGCGCCACCAGCGATGGCCGTCAGATCGAGCGCGCCTGGATCGAGCAGGCCGCGGCCAGCTACAACCCCAAGACCTACGGCGCTCGCATCTGGATGGAACACATCCGCAGCAGCGTGGCCGACAGCCCCTTTAAGGCCTACGGCGACGTGGTGGCGGTCAAGGCCGAAGAGGTCGAGATCAACGGCCAGAAGAAGCTGGCCCTCTTCGCCCAGATCGAGCCCACCGCCGACCTGGTGGCCATGAACAAGGCCAAGCAGAAGATCTACACCTCGATCGAGATCTCGCCCAAGTTCGCCGACACCGGCGCCGCCTACCTGGTCGGCCTGGGCATCACCGACAGCCCGGCCAGCCTGGGTACCGACGTGCTGTCCTTCGCCGCGGCCAACCCCGCCGGCAACCCCTACGCCGACCGCAAGCAGCACGCCGACAACCTCTTCACCGTGGCCGAAGAGACCGCCCTGACCTTCGCCGAGGTCGAGGACAAGCCCAGCCTGGGCGTGATGCTCCTGGCCAAGGTCACCGACCTGCTCAAGGGCAAGGAAGCGCGCACCGAAGGCGAGTTCGCTCAGTTCGGCGCCGCCGTGACCGCAGTGGCCGAGCACGTCCGCGAGCAGGACAGCCGCTTCACCAACGCCGAAACCGCTTTCGCCGAGCTGGCCGGCAAGCATGCGCAGCTGCAGGCCGACTTCACCGCCCTGCAGGTGCAGCTCAGCCAGACCCAAGACCCCAACCAGACCAAACGCCCTCCGGTCACCGGCGGCGATGGCAAGACCCTGACCGACTGCTGATCAGCCGTTCACTTTCCCGGAGAGATCCATGCGTAACGATACCCGTGCCCTGTTCAACCAATACCTGGCCCAAGTCGCCGCACTGAGCGGTGTGTCCTCGGCGGGCGCCACCTTCGCTGTCGACCCCACCGTCCAGCAGAAGCTGGAAACCCGCATCCAGGAGTCCAGTGACTTCCTGAGCAAGATCAACCTGATTCCCGTCGACGAGCTGCTCGGCCAAAAGGTCGGCCTGGGCGTCTCCGGCACCATCGCCAGCCGTACCGATACCAGCGGCTCGGCCAGCCGGAATCCGCGCGACGTGTCCAGCACCGACAAGCAGGATTACAAGTGCGAGAAGACCGACTTCGACACCGCGATACCCTACTCGCTGCTGGACGCCTGGGCCAAGTTCCCGGACTTCCAGGCGCGCCTGCGTGACGCCATCGTCAAGCGCCAGGCCCTGGATCGCCTGATGATCGGCTTCAACGGCACCAGCGCTGCGGCTACCACCAATCGCGCCACCAACCCGCTGCTGCAGGACGTGAACATCGGCTGGCTGCAGCAGTACCGCAACAACGCGCCCCAGCGCGTGCTGAAGTCGGGCAAGACCGCCGGCAAAGTCGTGATCGGCACCGGCGCCGACGCCGACTACAACAACCTGGATGCCCTGGTCTTCGACGCGGTCAGCAACCTGATCGACCCCTGGTACCGCAAGGATCCGGGCCTGGTGGTGATCCTCGGCCGCGACCTGGTCCACGACAAGTACTTCCCCCTGGTCAACCGCGAGCAGGCACCCAGCGAGAAGCTGGCCACCGACCTGATCCTGGCTCAGAAGCGCATGGGCGGCCTACAGCCGGTCGAGGTCCCCTACTGCCCGGACAAGGGCATGCTCATCACCTCGCTCGAAAACCTGGCGATCTACTTCCAGACCGGTGGCCGTCGCCGCTTCGTCAAGGAAACGCCGGAGAAGAACCGCATCGAGAACTACGAATCGAGCAACGACGCCTACGTGGTCGAGGACTACGGCTTCGGCTGCCTGATCGAAAACATCGAGACGGGCGTATAAGTCATGGCCTCCTCTCCCGCGAAACGGCACTTCCTGGCAGCTGCAGCGGCACTTGCCGCCGCGGCAGTCGGGCCAGCCGAAACCATGGCGGGTCGTACCGTGTACGAGCAGCAGCTGGCTCAGCTGCTGCAGGACCGGCTGCGACTCAAGCAGGTGCAATCCACCCAGGCCAAGGCCGAGCTCAAGCGGCAGCTGCTGGGCGCGTATGCCGACTATGTCAGCGGCGTGCTCGAGGGCGGCAACGGCGCCCAGGATGAGGTGCTGGTCACCGTGATGATCTGGCGCATCGATGCCGGCGAATTTGCCGGCGCTCTGGATATCGCCGCCTACGTGCTGCGCCACGGCCTGCTGATGCCCGATCGCTTCGAGCGCGCCCCGGGCTGCCTGATCGCTGAGGAAGTCGCCGAGGGCGCGCTGGCCTCGCAGAAAGCCGGCCAGCCCTTCGACCTGGACATCCTGGTCCGCACTGCCGTGCTCACCGATGAGCACGACATGCCCGACGAGGCGCGCGCCAAGCTCTATCTGGCCATCGGCCGGGCCGAGCTGGCCGACGTCGACGAGGATCGACCCGGCCGTCCAGGCCAGTTGGTCTCAGCCATCGAGATGCTACGCAAGGCGATCGGCCTGCACGACCGCTGTGGCGGCAAGAAAGACCTGGAACGGGCCGAGCGCCTGGTCAAGAAACATGCCGCCCCTGGCGGCTAACCGAGCGGTCCCCCGCAACCCCGCCGGCTCGGGGCGGATCGGCCAGGCCTAGCCTGGGACCGTGAAGCCCCGACCACCGGCGACCCATTCGAGAGCAGCACCATGAGCGGATTCGTTGCAGGCGGCACCGTCGCCAGCGGTCAGGTTGTGTCCGATCCCTTCTGGCCAGCGATCGAGCTGGACCAGGTCCGCGCCCGGCTGCGCATCGACAGCAGCGTCACCACGGAGAAGCTGAAAGCCGCGGTGATCGCCGCGACCATCAGCGTCAACCGCGAGCTCGCTGGCTATCGCTTCGCTCAGGCTACCAGTGGCTACGCTACCCTGGCCGTGGTGCCCGGCTCCCAGGTCGACGGCGTCAGCGAACGTGCCCATCTGTACCTGCGTGCGATCGACGCCGCGACCGCGGCCGAGGTCGCCGAGCGGTACCGCAGCTATGACAGCACTGCCAAGGGTGACAAGGATGCCGAGGCAGAGACCCCAACCATCGACGACTACCGACGCGATCAGCGCTGGGCCATCCGCGACTTCCTGGGCCTGGCCCGGACCACTGTGGAGCTCATCTGATGGCCACCGTCATGCGCGCCCAGCAAGGCGACACCCTGGACCGGATCTGCCTGCGGCATTACGGGCGCACCCAGGACGTCACCGAGACCGCGCTCGAAGCCAACCCGGGCCTGGCCGAGCTGGGCCCCATCCTGCCGATCGGCACCCCTATCACCCTGCCAGACGCCCCCGCCCAGGTCTCTGCCGGCATCGCCGCGCAGCAGCCGGTCAGCCTCTGGGACTAGATGAGAAACATCATGCCTGACCGTCCTGAATCCTGGGCCTGGTTTGCCACCTGGCTCGAACACAATTGGCCCGCCTTTTACGCCGCCATGGTCGCCTGCGTCATCGCGGGCCTCCGGATCGCCTACAGCGGCGGCACCCTGCGCCGCGTGCTGCTCGAAGCGCCCCTCTGTGGCGCCCTGGCCCTGGCCGCCAGCCATGGCCTTTCCTTGCTGGGCATCCCTGCCAGTACCGGCCCCTTCTGGGGCGGAATCATCGGACTGCTGGGCGTTGAGGGCACTCGCGCCGCGGCTAAACGCTTCGTCGAACGCAAGGTAGAAACGCAATGAACCAGCCCAAGATCCTTCTCATCGGCGCCCACGGCCTGGCCGTGCGCGACCTGCAGAAAGCCCTAGCCGCGGCCGGCTTCACCGTCGACCTGGACGGCGACTTCGACGAAGGCACCGAGCAGGCCGTCGAAGCCTTCCAGCGCTCGGTCGGCCTGGTGGCCGATGGTATCGCAGGCCCCAAGACCTTCGCCGCCCTGCTGGGCAAGCGCGATCCGCTCCACCTGGGCTACGCCGACCTCGAGCTCGCCGCCAAGACCCTGGGCGTACCCGTCGCGGCCGTCCAGGCGGTCAATGAGGTCGAGTCCAAGGGCGAAGGCTTTCTGGACAACGGCCGGGTGGTGATCCTGTTCGAGCGCCACGTCTTCTACCAGCGCCTGGTCAAGGCCCACGGCCAGGCCCAGGCCGATCGTCTGGCCGCGCTCAATCCGAACCTGATCAACCCGAAGTCCGGCGGCTACGTCGGCGGCGCGGCCGAGTGGCAGCGCCTGACCTCGGCCCGCCAGATCGACGAGGCCTGCGCGCTGGAGTCGTGCAGCTGGGGCCTGTTCCAGGTCATGGGCTACCACTGGCAGGACCTGGGATATGCCAGCGTCCAGGACTTCGTCACCCGCATGCAGACCAGCGAAGCCGAGCAGCTCGACGCCTTCGTCCGCTTCGTCAAGGCGGAGCCCGCGCTGCTCAAGGCGCTCAAGGCTGGCAAGTGGGCCGACTTCGCCCGCGGCTACAACGGCCCGGCCTACGCCCGCAACCTCTACGACGTGAAGCTCGAGCGCGCCTTCACCCGCTACAGCGCCGCCGCCCCGGCTAAGGACGCCGCATGACACCCGTCACCGACGTGCAGCGCCTCGAGCCGCAGGATGGGGAGGTCTTCATCCTGCCGGCCGGCGCGTCCTTTGAAGAAGCCGAGCGCCTCTGCGAAGCCATCCAGACCGCCAAGCCGGGCGTGCGGGCTGTGGTGGTGATCGGCGAGCTCGAGCACCTGGACCAGGCGGCGATGAACCGCGCTGGCTGGTACCGCCAATGATCGGCTGGAAGGAGAAGGCGCTCTTCGCGCTCGCCCTGGTCCTGACGATCGCCGTGCTGTGCCTGACCCTCTATGGGCAGGGCCTGCGTGTCGACCAGGCCAACCAGAAGCGCAAGGCCGCAGAGGACCAGGTCACCCAGCTGACCGGCGAGCGCGACCACCTCACCGACACCCTCACCGAGCAGCGGGCCGCCCAGGCCCAGCTGCAGACCACCCAGAAAGACCTGCGCCGCGAGATTGATGTCCGCAAGCGCCGGATCCAGGAGCTCGAAGATGAAAACGCCGACCTCAAGGCTTGGGCTGGCCAGCCTCTGCCTGCTGCTGCTCGCCGGCTGCGCCAGCGGCCCGTCCTCACAGGAGCCACGGCTTACCGTGAGTGGCTGTCCAGTGGTAACGCGCTGCCAGCTGCCGTCGACCGACCCGCGCAATAACGGCGAGCTCCTGGACGACAGCGAGGTCCTGGAAGCTGCCTGGGCCGACTGCGCTGCCAAGGTCGATATGGTCTATGACGCCCAGCAGGCGCGCCCATGAACAAGCCTGAAAGCCTGCGCGCTCACCTGCTCGCCGCCGTGCCGGAGCTGCGCCACAGCCCGGACCGGCTGCTGGTTTTCATCGACAAGGGCAAGCTGCGCTGCACCGCGGCGGCCAGCCTGTCCTGGGAGTACGGCTACGAGCTGCAGATCATCCTCACTGACTTCGCCGGCCACCCAGACGCGGTGATGCTGCCGCTCCTGGCCTGGGTCCGGACGAACCAGTCCGAGCTCCTGGTCAACCTGGACAAGTCCGCCCAGGGCATCGGCTTCGAGGCCGACATCCTGGACAACTCCAAGGTAGATCTGGCCATCACCCTGCCGCTCACCGAGCGCGTGATCGTGAAACGCCAGCCGGACGACACCTATCAGCTTGAGCACGTACCAGAGCGGCCCTGCACTGCGTACCAGGAGCCCGGCACCTGGCAGGTCTTCGCTGATGGCGAGCTGCTTGCCGAATGGCAATCGGGATCCGCCGGCGATGCCCTGGCCATGGAGACGCCACATCCGGGCCGCAGCCGTGGCTGACTTCGAGGCGCTGGAGACCTGGCTCTCGCCGCTCTTGCAGAAGCTCGATGGCCGCGGCCGAGCCCAACTGGCCCGCAAGGCTGCCCAGCAACTGCGCCGCAGCCAGCAACAGCGGATCCGCGCTCAGGTAAACCCCGATGGCTCGCCGTTCGAGGCGCGCAAGCCGCGGGATCTGCGAGGCAAGAAGGGACGGATCAAGCGGCGCATGTTCGAGAGGCTCAAGATGGCCCGCTACCTCAAGGCCAAGGGTTCGCCGCAACAGGCGGTGATCGGCTTCGCTGGCCGCGTCTCCCGCATCGCCCGCGTCCACCAGTACGGCCTGAAAGACCGCGCCGAACGCGGAGCCTCCGAGGTCCGCTACGCTCGCCGCGAATTGCTCGGCCTATCTGACCAGGACCTGCAGCAGCTGCGCGACTCGCTTCTGGACGTCCTCGGTTTGTAGCGACCGCCGCTACACAACCGCCCGGCTGCACCTCGCGCGCGCGGCCGCCATCCTCCGCGGCATGACCGATATCGCCGCCCTTTCCCGCCTCATCGAGAACCTGTTCCGCCTTGGCACCGTTGCCGAGGTCGACCATGGCAGTCTCCCAGACAAGCGCCCTGCCCGGGTTCGGGTTCAGAGCGGCGAGCTGCTGACCGGCTGGTTGCCCTGGGCCGCCCTGCGCGCTGGCACCACCCGAGACTGGGATCCGCCCACCGTGGGCGAACAGGTCCTGGTCCTCAGCCCCAGCGGCCAGACCGCCCAGGGCATCGCCATTACCGGCCTGTTCAGCGCCCTCATTCCTGCCAATGGCGATCGCGCCGGCCTGCACCGCCGCACCTACCCGGACGGCGCCGTCGTTGAGTACGACAGCGTGGCCCATCGCCTGCGCGCCATCCTGCCCGAGGGTGGCGTCACCGACCTGACCAGCACCGGCGGCATCAACATCGTCGGCCCGATCAACCACCAAGGCGACTACACCCAGACCGGCAACCAGAACGTCACTGGCAAGGTGACCGTCAGCGTGGACGTGGTCGCCGCTGGCATCAGCCTGGTCAAGCACCCCCACGGCGGCGTGCAGACCGGCAGCGGCCAGACTGGAGCGCCCACGGCATGAACCGAACCAACGGCCTGACCGTCACCGAGCTCGAGCACTTGCAGCAGTCTGTGGCCGACATCCTCACCACGCCGATCGGCACTCGGACCATGCGCCGCGCCTACGGCTGCGACCTGTTCAGCCTGCTCGACCAGCCGCTCAATCCCGCCCTCGCCCTGCAGGCCAAGGCCACCGCCGTGACTGCCCTGCTGCGCTGGGAGCCCCGCCTCAACCTCACCTACATCGGCATCAGCCTGGGCGACGCCCCGGGCCAGGCCTTCGTTGACCTCGAGGGCTACAGCACCGTCAACGACGCCGCCGTCAGCCTGCGCGCACCGCTAACCCTGGGAGGCCTGTAATGGTCGACACCTTCAGCCCCATCGACCTCAGCCAGCTGCCGGCCCCGACTATCGTCGAGACCCTGGACTTCGAGACTCTGCTCACCGCCCGCAAGGAGCGGCTCATCAGCCTCTACCCTGCGGCCGAGCGCGCCGCCATCCGCGAGCGCCTGGCCCTGGAGTCGGATCCGGTCAACAAGCTGCTCCAGGAGAACGCCTATCGCGAGCTGGTGCTCCGCCAGCGGGTCAACGATGCCACCCGCGGCGTGATGCTGGCCTTCGCCGTGGGCACCGACCTGGACCAGCTGGGCGCGAATTTCAGCGTGACCCGCCTGCTGCTCAAGGCCGCCAATCCCAACGCCGTGCCGCCCACCGCTGCCGTCTACGAATCCGACGACGACTTCCGCGCGCGGATCCAGCTGTCGCCCGAGGGCTACACCACCGCCGGCAGCCAGGGCAGCTACGTTTTCCACGGGCTGTCCGCCGATGGCAACGTCCGCGACGTCCAGGCCATCAGCCCCGCGCCGACCCAGGTGACCATCTACGTGCTGTCGCGCCTGGGCACCGGCCTGGCCTCGCCCGAACTGCTGGCCAAGGTCACCGCTGCGCTCAACGCCGAGAAGGTCCGGCCGCTCACTGACAAGGTGACCGTGCTGTCGGCCAACATCGTGGACTACCAGGTCAACGCCGAGCTCACCCTCTACGACGGCCCGGATTCCGATGTCGTGGTCGCCGCCGCCTACAAGGCGGTCGAGGACTATGCCGCCAGCGTGAAAAAGATTGGCTATGACGTCGCCCTGTCTGGCCTGTACAAGGCCCTGCACCAGTCCGGCGTCCAGGCGGTCAAGCTCACCCAGCCCGCCGCCAGCCTGGTGCTGGGCAATGGCGAAGCCAGCAACCTGACCGGCGTCACCCTGACCGTGGCGGGTGCTACCAATGTCTGAGCTGCTGCCACCCAACAGCACGGACCTGGAACGGCGCCTGGCTGAAACCGGCAGCGCCATCAGCGACGTGCCGGTGCCCACCCGGTCGGTCTGGGACCCGAACACCGCCCCGGCTGAGCAGCTGCCCTGGCTCGCCTGGGCCCTATCCGTCGACGCCTGGGACCCGCAATGGAGCGAGAACCAGAAGCGCCAGACCATCCGCGCGAGCATCCAGGTCCACCGCACCAAGGGCACCTTCGGCGCCATCAAGGACGCCCTGGCCGCCCTGGGTTTCCCGATCCGCGTCCAGGAGTGGTACCAGCAGGATCCGCCCGGCAAGCCCGGCACCTTCCGTCTGCTGATCGACGTCGACCAGATCGGCGTGCCCAACAGCAGCGCGCTGCGCTTTATGCCCGTCGTTGAGGCGGCCAAGAACCTGCGCTCGCACCTGGACACCATCGAGCTGCGCGTCGCCACCAAGAGCCGCGCCTACCAGGGCGCCGTCACCACTGCCGGCTTCGAGCTGACGATTCGCCCCTCCGACACCCAATACGCCGCCCTGGAGCCTGGCTTCGTCCTGGCTGAGTCCGGGCTGCACCAACTCACCAACGTGGACCTGGTCCAGGCGCTGGAACTGAAAAATGGCTGACTTGACCCTACCCGAGGTAATCACCCGCTTCCGGGGGAATGAGGCGCGTATCGCCGACTTCACCAATGGCAACGCCGCGGGCTACTACATCACCGTCGACGGCAAGAAGGTGGAGACGCTGCCAAGCGTGGTCTCCCGTCTTGCGGCTGCGATCGCCGCGGCCAGCTCTACGGCCGACACCCTCAAGGGCACCGGCGGCGCGAAGCTGATTGGGTTCGGTACGGTCACGGTCGATGCTGCCCTGACCACCCAGGCCAAGGGCATCGCAGACAACGCGAAGGCCATCGCCGACCTTGACAAGGCCAAGCTCGCCAAGGATGGCGGCACCATGACTGGCCCGCTCAAGCTGGCGGGCGATCCGACCGACCCGCTCCACCCGGCTACGAAGGGCTGGGCGGAAAATCTGGTCGGCGCGTACTGGAAGCCAGGCGTCGGCGACCTATTGACCACTGTGCGAGGCGCGCCGGATGCATCGTGGATTCCAGACGGCACGAACTATCTGCAAGCCAGCTATCCCGACCTGTTCGCCAAGCTGGGCCTTTTGCAGTCGGACAACACTACGGCGCCCTGGGCGCAAGTTTCGCCCTCAAACACCAATACCGGCGGGGCGAGCGGATACCAGGCGTTCTTCGGCGTGGCAAACGGCGTGCTTCTAAGTTACGACTCGGCCAATACGAAAATCATCCGCAGTGGCGATGGCGGCGCAACGTTTACCTCTATCGCTTCGCCCCTATCTGGGAGCCTTTGCGCGCTTGCGACCGATGGGAAGGGCGTCTGGTTGGCAGGCAGCACGGCTGCTCTCTCGACCGGCCAAATCATCCGCAGCACGGATAACGGCTTGACGTGGCAAATCGCCGGGAGCCTGCCTGACGCGGTGTCGTGGTACACGGTGTCCATAGCAACCGACGGCAAAGGCACCTGGATTGCCAGCGGAAATGCCTCGTTTTACTACAGGTCGACTGACAACGGCACTACCTGGATTCGGTACGCCATCACAAGCAGCACTTACCGCTGTATCACCTACGCGACCGGCTCAACTTGGTATGCCGTCCAAGCCAGCAACAAACTCATCAAGTCAACTGATAACGGCCTGACCTGGGTCGAGGCCCCTCCGCCCCTGTACGGCGGAAACTATTCAATCGTCATTCAGGGCCTTAGCTTTTCTGGCGGCATCCTGGCGGTTACCGGCTATTACGGGATCTCAAACACCTACTACTGCGTCGGCGGGCTAAGCGCTGACGGCGTTAACTGGCGCTGGTGGACGATGGGTAGCCTTGGCTCGCCGGTGTATCCCCAGCCTGTAGTTTTCGGCCGAGACGGTATCGCTCTGTGCGCCGGCTACACGGCCGGCACTTGGCGTATCAACTATGCGCTAGATGCCTCCCATGCCTCTGGGGTTTCGATCACCACTGCGGCCAATATAAACACCTCTACCAACTATCCAGCGGCCATGTGTACGGACGGATTGTCGACTTGGTACTGCGTGAGCAGTAACTCTGGCGGCATCACTCGTAATTTGCCCGCCTACGACGTCAAGACGCAATTTCGCGTCCCGAAATCGCTCGCCCAGCCAGCTCCCTTCGCCACCTTCGTCAAGGCCAAATAACCATGGACACCATCACCCTCTATCAATGGGGCGCCGATGGCGTCCTGGTTGGCTCCATCCAGGCCGACCCGATGGCAGGCATCCCCGAGCGCAGCACGCCGACCGCCCCGCCGAAGGTCAAGGCCGGCGCCGTGGTGGTCTGGACAGGATCCGGCTGGGCTGTGACCGATAAGGCCCCCGAGGCGCCGGTACCGTCCCAGGCGGAGCAGCTGGCTGCCATCGCTGCCAAGCGCTTCACCGTCGAAACTGGAGGCATCACCGTCCAGGGTCTGCCGATCGACACTTCGCGCGACAGCCAGAACCTGATCACCGGCGCTGCCCTGGCCGCAGACCGCGATCCGGCCTATAGCGTGAAGTGGAAGACCGCCGGCGGCTTTGTCGAGCTATCCGCCACACAGCTGCTGGCCCTGGCCGACGCCGTTCGCAAGCACGTCCAGGCCTGCTTCAACCGCGAGGCCGACCTGGCCGATGCGGTCGAAGACGGCACCTACCAGGCGACGATGCTCGAGCAAGGGTGGCCGGTATGAGCAAGGGCCACTTCGAGAGCCGCCCGGCCATGCGCCAGGTGGACCGCTGGACCTGGGAGCTGGTCGAGCCGCTGGTCTTCGTCGACCCGGTCTACGGCCGGATCGTCGTACCCGTTGGCGAGCGCAGCGACCTGGCATCGATCCGCTTTCTGCGCGAGGTCGCGCGCTGGGCTCTGATCCTGGCCATCCTGGCCTGGGTGGCCGGCGCCCTCTGCGCCCTGCTGCTGCCTCTGCGGGCGGCCGCGGATCCGCTGTTGTGGGCCAGCCTGGCCGCCACCGGCATCTATGCCGCCCTGGCCGGCTACGCCGTGCTGGCGGCCTTCGTCCACGACTTCCTCTACCGCACCGGCCAGCTGCCCCGGGCTGCGGCGGACGCGGTGCTGTACCGCGCCTGCCGGGCTGAGGGCGAAGCGCGCTGGCGGGCCTTCATTTTCTGGATCGGGCCACGCCTCGGCGGGGCCAGTCACTACCACACCGGCAGCAAGGGCTGATCATGGACTTCCACACGATACACACCGCCTACGGGCTCAAGCGCCTGGCCCAGGCCGAGGCTGCCGGCGTCGCCATCAACCTGACCCACGCCGCCGTGGGCGACGGCAATGGCAACCTGGTGACTCCGGCCGAGGGCATGACCCAGCTGGTGCGCGAGCGCTATCGCACCACCATCAACCGCGTCTACCAGGATCCGGACGATGCCCGGGGCTTCATCGCCGAGATCGTCATCCCTGCAGCTACCGGCGGCTTTACCCTCCGCGAGGTTGGCCTCTATGACGACCAGGGCAGCCTATTCGTGGTCGGCAACCTGCCGGACACCTACAAGCCGCTGGCCGGCGAGGGCGCCTACTCGGACGCCGTGCTGCGCGTGCAATTCCTGGTCTCGAATGCTTCGGTGATCACCCTGCAGGTGGATCCGAACCTGGCGGTGGCCAGCCACACCTGGGTGCTCAACACCTTCGCCAAGGCCCTGATCATTCCAGGCGGTACCGCGCGCCAGGTGCTGGCCAAGGTCACGAACACCGACGGCGACTACGCCTGGACCGATCCCACCGAGGCGAACGTCACCGTCCGCTCGATCGAGGAGATCCAGACCCTCGCCGCCAACCAGACCGTGGTCAACCTGGCCAAGACCACCACCGTAGGTCTGGCGGTCTACGTCGCCGGCAACCGCCTGCGCGCTGGCGAGGAGTGGAGCGCGACCAGCAGCACCGCGCTCAAGCTCACCAGCAGCTACGCCGCCGGCACCAAGATCGTCCTCGCTCAGAACGACCCTCTCGGCACCTTCTTTGATCCGCTGATGAAGACCCAGAACCTGGCTGACGTGCCGGACAAGGCCAAGGCCCGGGCCAACCTGGAGCTTTACAGCAAGAGCGAGGTGGACGCGCTGATCACCCGGGTACCGGCCGGCACGGTCGGCTACTTCGCCGGTACCACCGCCCCGGCCGGCTGGTTCAAGGCCAACGGCGCTGCGATCTCGCGCACCGCCTACGCCGATCTGTTCGCCGCCCTGGGCACCTATCACGGCGAGGGTGATGGCTTCACCACCTTCAACCTGCCGGATCTGCGCGGCGAATTCATCCGCTGCCTGGACGACGGCCGCGGCGTCGACAAGGGCCGCGGTATGGGGACGGCGCAGGCGAGCCAGAACCAGGAGCACGCTCACACCGGCAAGACCTCCCAGGCCGGCGCGCACTCGCACGTCTACTCCGACACCGATACCTACCTGACCAACTCGAGCGGCCTGTCCGGCGGCAACAACTTCACCGACCGCACGACCAACTACAACACCAGCACCAACGGCGACCACATCCACGTCGTCACCATTGACCCGAGCGGCGGCAGCGAGGCGCGCCCGCGCAACATCGCGCTGCTGGCCATCATCAAGTACTGAGGCAACCCATGGACAAGATCGTCTATCAAACCGACCAGGCTGGCTTCTACCAGGGCCAGACCTCCGCCGATGAGTCGCCGCTCGAGCCCGGCGTCTATCACCTGCCGGCGCGCTGCGTGGAAACGCCGCCGCCCGCCACCTGGGAGGACAGTCAGTGGCCGCGCTGGGATGGCACCGCCTGGCGTCTGGTCAACCGCCCGAAGGCCTTCGACGCCGAGGATCCGGTCGACAAGCTCAAGGCCTTTCTCGCCGCCAACCCGGACGTGGCCAGCCTCATCACCGCTGCCTGATTGTGTAGCAGCGCCCGCTACAAACCCCGCCCCGCGACCCGCGCGCGCGGATCCGCCAGCCTGTGCAGCGTCACCTACCCACCTGCGCAGGCTTACCCTCCATGGCTGACTTTCATCACGGCGTGCGTGTCCTCGAGCTCAATCAGGGCACCCGCTCCATTTCCACCGTTTCCACCGCCATCATCGGCATGGTTTGCACCGGCAGCGACGCCGATGCCACCACCTTCCCGCTCGACACGCCCGTCCTACTGACCAACGTCCAGGCGGCTGTCGGCAAAGCCGGCACCAAGGGCACTCTAGCCACCTCGCTACAGGCGATCGCCGACCAGTCCAAGCCCGTCGTGGTCGTGGTCCGAGTTGCGGACGGCGCCAGCGCGGCTGAGCTGCAGTCCAACCTGATCGGTGGCGTTTCCGCGGCCGGCAAGTACACCGGCATGAAGGCGCTGCTCGCCGCCAAAGCCCAGCTCGGCGTGACGCCGCGCATCCTGGGCATTCCCGGGCTCGACACCCAGGCCGTGACCACCGCCCTGCTGCCGATCGCCAAGCAGCTGCGCGCCTTCGTCTATGCCAGCTGCTACGGCTGCGCCACCAAGGAAGACGCGGTCGCCTACCGCAACCAGTTCACCGCCCGCGAGCTGATGCTCCACTGGCCGGACTTCCTGGCCTGGTCCACCGCCGACAACAAGACCGTCACCGCGGCCGCCACCGCCCGCGCCCTGGGCCTGCGCGCCAAGATCGACCAGGAGACTGGCTGGCACAAGACCCTGTCCAACGTCGCCGTGGCCGGCGTCACCGGCGTTTCCAAGGATGTCTTCTGGGACCTGCAGAACACCGCCACCGACAGCGATTACCTCAACAGCAACGAGGTCACCACGCTGATCAACCACGAGGGCTACCGCTTCTGGGGCTCGCGTACCTGCAGCGATGATCCGCTGTTCGCCTTCGAGAACTACACCCGCACCGCCCAGGTGCTGGCCGACACCATGGCCGAGGCGCATTTCTGGGCCGTGGACCGGCCGATGCACCCCAGCCTGGTGCGCGACATCGTCGAGGGCATCAACGCCAAATTCCGCGAGCTGACCCGCCAGGGCTACCTGTTGGGCGGCGAGTGCTGGTACGACGCCGACGCCAACGATGCCAGCACCCTCAAGGCCGGCAAGTTGTGGCTCGACTACGACTACACCCCCGTCCCGCCGCTGGAAGACATGACCCTGCGCCAGCGCATCACCGACCGCTACCTGGCCGACTTCGCGACTCGCGTAAACGCCTGATCCTGATCACCCGGCGCCCCTACGGGCGCCCATTGGAGAGCTGCCCCCATGGCCATGCCCCGCAAACTCAAGAACATGATGCTTTTCAACGACGGCCACTCCTACCTGGGCGTCGCCAAGTCCGTCACCCTGCCGACCCTCGGCCGCAAGATGGAAGCCTTCCGCGGCGCCGGCATGAACGGTCCCGTCAAGGCTGACCTGGGTATGTCCGACGACGGTATCCAGCTGGAATGGTCCCTCGGCGGCCTGGACCTCACCGTCCTAAAGCAATTCGGCGCCGTGGGCGCCGCAGCCGTGCCCCTGCGCTTCACCGGCAGCTACCAGCAGGACGACACCGGCGAAGAGACCGCCGTCGAGATCGTCGTCCGCGGCCGCCACGAATCCATCGAGATGGGTGAAGCCGCCGCCGGCGAGGACACCGAGCACAAGATCACCACCACCGGCAGCTACTACAAGCTGATCGTGGACGGCGAGACCGTGATCGAGATCGACCTCCTCAACTTCATCGAGAACGTCGGCGGCGAAGACCGTCTGGCCAAGCAGCGCGCCTCGCTCGGCATCTGATCCCTCCCCTTTTCCAGCCCGCTCCGGCGGGCAATCCCTAGCCTATTCCCTGGAGTACCACCATGAGCGACACCACCCACACCGTTCCTGCAGGCGACCACACCCACACCATCAACCTCGACCAGGCCGGCAGCCACAGCCACAACGCGCCGCAGCCGGTACCGGAAAACGTAGTCGTCTTGGACCAACCCATCGTCCGCGGCGCGACCACCATCGCCCAGATCGCCCTGCGCAAGCCCAACGCCGGCGCGCTGCGCGGCATCACCCTGTCCGACCTGCTGCAGATGGACGTCAACGCCATCGTCCGCGTGATCCCGCGCATCAGCACCCCGACCCTCACCGAGGCTGAGGTCCGCGCTATGGATCCAGCCGACCTGGTCGACGCCGGGAGTGTCGTCGCAAGTTTTTTGCTCAAGAAGTCCATGAAGGCGGATCTCTTCCCCGCCACGTAGAGGATGCGATGGCGGATCTCGCCATCACCTTCCACTGGCACCCCGCTCAGCTCGACCAGCTGAGCGTTTCCGAACTGATGGACTGGCGCGAACGCGCCCGCAAGCGAGTCTCCCCCGATGGCCAATGACCTGCAGATCCGTGTCCTCCTGTCCGCCCTGGACAAGGTCACGGCCCCGCTCAAACGCATCGCCGGGGGCGGCAACGCGACCGCCCGGGCGCTCAAGACTGCCCGGGACCGGGTCAAGGAGCTCAACCAGCAGCAGCAAGACATCAGCGCCTACCAGCGCCAGCGCGAGGCCGTGCGCCAGAGCGCCGAGGCCCTGGCCAAGGGCCAGGAGAAGCTGCGGTCCTACCGCGAGCAGCTCAAGGCCATGGACGCCCCGTCCGCGGCCTTCCAGAAGACCTTCGCCAACGCGGCCGCTGCCGTCGACAAGCTGCAGGCCAAGCACACCGCCCAGCGCACCGAGCTCCAGCGCCTGCTGCCGATCATGCGCGCCAGTGGTGTCGATACCCGCGACCTCGGCGGCGCCCAGGCGCGCCTGCAGGCGCAGATCACCAGCGCCAATGCCGCGATCGACACCCAGAAGAACAAGCTCGAGCGCCTCAATCGCACCCAGGAAAAGCTGGCCAACGCGCGCGGCAAGCTCAAGCGCGGCCAGGAGCTCGCCGGCAACGCCGCCATGGCCGGGGCCAGCTCGGCCGCAACCGGCGCCGCGATCGGCGGCCCGGTGCTGGGCATGATCAAGGCATTCGCCCCGGCCGAAGACGCGGCTACCCAGCTGCGCGCCTCGCTGATGCTGAGCGACGGCTCGGTCCCTGAATCCTTCAAGCAGATCTCCGACCTCGCCACGCGCCTGGGCGATCGCCTGCCCGGTACCACCGCCGAATTCCAGGAAATGATGACCATGCTGGTGCGCCAGGGGATGTCAGCCAAGACCATCCTCGGCGGCATGGGCGAGGCCGCGGCCTACCTGGGCGTCCAGCTCAAGATGCCGGTCACCGAGGCGGCTGAGTTCGCCGCCAAGATGCAGGACGCCACCCGCACCAGCGAGAAGGACCTCATGGGGCTGATGGACACCATCCAGCGCGGCTTCTACCTGGGCGTCAATTCCAACGACATGCTGGAGGGCTTCAGCAAGATCAGCCCGGCGCTGGACATCATCAAGAAGGAGGGCCTCGAGGCGGCCAATGCCCTTGCTCCCCTGCTGATTCAGCTCGACCAGAAAGCTATGGAAGGCGGCGCTGCAGGTAACGCGGTCCGAAAAATTCTGCAGATGGGTATGGCTACCGACAAGGTGGCCAAAGCCAACAAAGCGCTGGCCAAGCACAAGATCAAGCTGGATTTCACCGATGGTAAGGGTGAGTTCGGTGGCATCGAGAAACTCTATAGCCAGTTGGAGAAGCTAAAGAAGCTCGACACTGAAACCCGCCTGGGCATCACTAAAGAGATCTTCGGTGATGACGCAGAAACCCTGACGGCATTGAATACCTTCATGTCCAACGGCATAGCGGGCTACCGCGACGTCCAGGGCAAGATGAAGGCCCAGGCGGACCTGCAGATGCGCGTCAACGAGCAGCTCAAGACCGTGACCAACCTCTGGGATGCCGCGACAGGTAGCTTCACCAACGCTCAAGCTCAGTTCGGAGCGGCCGTCGCGCCTCAGCTCAAGGAAATCATCACCTGGCTGACCGATGCTGCTTCCGCCACGGGCGCATGGGCCGAGGCCAATCCCACGCTCGCCGGCAACCTGGTCAAGGTCGCCGCCGTGATCTCGGCCGTGTCGATCGCCTTCGGCACCGTCGCCCTGGGCGTCGCCGGCGTGCTCGGTCCCTTCCTCGCGCTGCGCTTCATGCTCGCCCAGGTCAACATCCGCTTGCCCAACCTCATCGGCCTGCTGTTCAACCTCGGCAAGAGCGCCCTGCCCCTGGTAGCTGCCGGCTTCCGGTTGCTCGGTGCCGCCGTGATGGCCAACCCCATCACCGCCATCATCTTCGGCCTGGTCACCGCCGGTACCCTGCTCTACACCAACTGGAGCACCATTGCGCCGCGGTTCAAAGGGATCTGGGAGGAGATGAAACTGGGCGCCAGTGGTGGTATTACCGGGATCGCCAAGCTGATCCTGGACTTCTCGCCGATCGGCCTCTTCTACCGCGCCTTCGCCGCGGTGATGACCTACTTCGGCGTCGAGCTGCCGTCCAAATTCACCGACCTTGGCGGCATGATGATGCAGGGCCTGGTTAACGGCATCACCAGCGGCCTGGGCGCGGTGAAAAACGCGGTGATGGGCGCTGGCGAGAGCGCGATCAACTTCTTCAAGGAGAAGCTCGACATCCACTCGCCCTCCCGCGTCTTCGCCTCCCTGGGTGAATTCACCATGCAGGGCCTGGCCATCGGCCTGGGCAAGGGGGAAGGCAGCCCGCTGTCCCAGATCGCCGACACCGCCAAACGCATCGCCAGCGCCGGCGCGGTCGCCCTGGGCATCGGTACTGCCGCCACTCCGGCGCTGGCCAACGGCATCACCTTCGACGACCGACCTGCGATGTCCGCCGCCGCGCCTGCTGCACCGGCGGGCGGCGACGTCTACAACATCACCATCAACGCGGGTGCCGGTACGGACGCCCAGGCGATCGCTCGCGAGGTCCAGGCCGCCCTGGCCCGCATCGAGAGCCAGAAGGCCGCCCGCAGCCGCAGCAGCCTCAAGGACAGGACCTGACCACCATGATGATGGCCCTCGGCAATTTCATCTTCAGCCTCTACACCCTCGCCTACCAGGAGCTCCAGCGGCAGACCGACTACCGCCACGCCACCAGCTCCCGCGTGGGCGCCGCGCCGGCGCGCCAGTTCCTGGGCAAGGGCGACGACAGCATCACCCTTCCCGGCTGGCTCGCCCCGGAGCTTGCCGGCACGCCCAGCAGCCTGGACGTGCTGCGCTACATGGCCGGCACCGGCGGCGCCTGGCCACTGATCGAGGGCAGCGGGCGGATCTACGGGCTCTGGGTCATCGAGAGCATCACCGAGACCAAGACGCTCTTCTTCCAGGACGGCACCCCGCGCCGCATCGAATTCAGCATCGCCCTCAAGCGCGTCGACGACGACACCGGCCGCGAGCTGCTCGGCGCCGGCATGGCCGGCATGGGCACCCTGCTGAGGAAACTGCTGTGATCCAGGAGCTGCTCGACACCGCCACCGGCCAGCTGCGCACCCTCGGCCGCGACCTGGTGCAGGGCGCGACCTATGCCCAGGCGCGCTACCAGATCCTGGTCGACGGCAAGGACATCAGCGCCCTCATCGCGCCGCGGCTGATCAGCCTGGATCTGACGGACAACCGCGGCCTCGAGGCCGACCAGCTGAGCCTGGTGCTGTCCGACCACGACGGCCTGCTGGCCATCCCGCCCCGGGGCGCCAAGATCCGCCTCTGGCTGGGCTGGTCCACCACGGGTCTGATCGACAAGGGCAGCTACATCGTCGACGAGACCGAGCACAGCGGCGCCCCTGACGTGCTCAGCATCCGCGCCCGCAGCGCCGACCTGCGCAAGGGCCTCAAGACCAAGCGGGACCAGAGCTACAGCGCCACCACCCTGGGCGCCGTGCTGCGCGTCCTGGCTGCGCGCCAAGGGCTTACCCCGCTCATCGCGCCCGACCTCGAGGCGCAGCAGGTCCTGCAGCTGGACCAGACCGGCGAATCGGACGCCAACCTGCTGACCCGCCTGGGCGAGGACTATGACGCGGTGGCCACCGTGAAAGCCGGCCGCCTGCTGTTCCTCCCGGCCGGCGGCGGCAAGGCGGTCAGCGGCGCCGACCTGGGCCACGTCACCCTCACCCGCAAGGACGGCGACCAGCACAGCTATCTGCAGGCCGATCGCGAGAGCTATGACGCCGTGCGCGCCTTCTACTACGACGTCAACAGCGCGAAGAAGAAGGAGGCCATCGCCGGCGGCGGCGAGAACGTGAAGGACCTGCGCCACACCTACGCCGACGAGCTCTCTGCGCTACGCGCCGCCCGGGCCGAGTGGAACCGCCTGCAGCGCGGTACTGCCACCCTCACCTACCAGCTCGCCTTGGGCCGGCCTGAGCTCATGCCCGAACTCACCTACACCCTGCAGGGCGTGAAGGCCGAGATCGACGCCATCATCTGGTACGGGGGGAACGTTCAGCACAGCCTCACCGCGGACGGCGGCTACACCACGCGCCTCGAGCTGGAAGCCAAGCTGCCAGAAGACCTAGTCGCCGACCTGGTCGACGAGATCCAGGGCGATTACACCGGCATCATCGCCTACTACCGCGATCCCAAGACTGGCAAGGAGCACACCCTCACCGAGGGCGACCAGAGCAAGCCGCGGCGGTTACGGCACCTGTACGCCACCAAGGCGACGGCGAAGCGTGCTGTGGACCGGGAGTGGAAGAAGCTGCAGGCAGAGAATGCTCAGAGCTGACTATGGCTTAGCGGTCCATGCACTCGGGCCATATCCCGAACCATGCGGTGCACACGCTCTTGATCCTGGTGGCGGAGCAGTCGAAATGCATTCAACAGGTCGACCTCCGATGCAGATGGCATGAGGATTAGAGATTGTCGGAAGGGGTTAACTAGATGTCTCTGGACTGCCGTTTCCATGTGATGCTTACCCAGCAATACTGTATCTCCATACAGTACATTTTGTGAGGTAGTTCGCCAACCCTGGATCAGCTGCAAATGCAAAAAGCCCGGCGTTAGGGCCGGGCTAGTGGGGCAATCATATGGCTTGAGCCGTGAAAACAGCTCCCATGGTAGGCGTCTTCACTCCGCTGAAAGAGACCGAACCATGTTGTTGGTCTTCACCCTTGAGGATGTCAGGAAGGTTAGGAAGCACGTCTTTAACTTGCAGATCAGGCGTTGTAGCCGCGAATACAGCGCTGACTGCCATGAGGATCGTCATACCGGATTTCGGAGTGCCATCCCCTGAGCCTACGACCATGACTTGCTTGATGACCCGGGACCCTTTCCCCAAGGTCGCAATAACGACATTGTGTGGTCCAACGGGGAGCTTCAGAACGTCATTCACAGCGCCTTCGCTGATCTCGGGCTTCCCGGCAGTGAAGCCAACCTGTGCGGTCTTTAATCGGCTATTGAGCCTCTTGACGAAGGTATCAACAGGTAGCTCAAGGCTTTTCTCATCTTCTGAGGTAGAGATAGGCATTTGCTTGGCAGCTTCAACTGGCATGCAAGGCAATACGCTTGCGGCCAGTACGAGGGACAGGCTGCCTGCCAGTCCAATTTTTTCAAGTCGGCGTTTGATGACACCCATATGCATCTTCATGGAACTGCTCCTTGGGAATCCATGATTCCTGGCCCCCATGGCCAGGGCCGGCAGGCCTTACGCCTTACCGGAATCCAGTGCGCCATCCGCTGCAGCCATAGCGAAAGCCATGCGGCGGACGGACTCTTTGTTGTACTCAGACATTCCTCGGACATAGAGGAGGATCTCAGCCTCTTCTGGGCCAAGCGCGTTTTCCGGGATAGCGCTCGCGCGTAGACCAGTTATGACGTAGCACACGTCAACGCCAGCGTTGTGAAGGGCCTGCAGGTACAGAGCATCAGGGCTCCGTTCATCCTTCTCATACTTCACTTGGGCGTTTGTCTTCACGCCGCCAAATTCGCCGAAAACCCCTTGGGACATGCCAAGGCGCTCGCGCTCCTCCTTCAACCGGCTCCCGATTGAACTCATTTGAATAAAACTACCCTGTTGACTTAACTCAATTGAGTGATAGAGTTCGCGTGACTTAACTCATTTGAACGAATTTGAACTATGACAGCGCTGCGCACACCGGCACAAGCACGTGAGGCCTTAGAGCGAGAGGGCAGGAGCATCGCCGACTTCTGTCGCGAGCATGAGCTCGACGCCTTCACCGTCTACCAGGTGCTGGCAGGCAAGAAGAAGGGGAAGCGAGGCATGGCCCACCGCGCGGCGGTACTACTGGGCATAAAAGACGGTGAGATAAACGTTGCTAAGCCGGAACAGTACGGGCCTGCGGCCCAGGGAGAAACTGGAAGATGAAACGCCCTGCCCTAGAAACCCGCCGCCAGGTCATCAGCGCTGTTATCTGCGCCTACCCTGGCGGCCGCGAGTGCGCCGCAGCCCGCCTCGGCTTGCCGCTCAAGAAGTTCGATAACCACGCCTACGAAACCGCTGGCTCCCGCCCGCTGAGTGATGCCCAGATCCTGCTGCTCGAGCAGGAAACCGGCACCACCCACCTGGTGGACTACCTGGCCTCTCAGTACGGCGGCTTTTTCGTCCGCCAGGCCGAGATCGGCGACCTGGACAACCTGGACCTCTACGCCCGCTCGGTGAAGACCGCCGTCAAGCGTGGCCTGGTGGACCAGATCATCGGCCAGGCGTTGGAGGACGGCGTCATCGATGCGAAGGAGATCGAGCAGATCCTCGGCGCGCATCGCCGGCATATGGCGGCACGCGAAGAAGAGGTCTGGGCGGTGATCACGCTGCATGCGGCCAAGGCAACGGATCCAAAACACTAGCCAGACGGCGAACCCTGAAAGCCTGCCAGGACAGTGGGCACGTAGTCGGCGCGGAGCGCCAGAAACCGGCTAGGCCGGAGCCGCCACAGGCGGCAGGGAAGATAGATGCGTTTGTTCAAGAAACAGAAGAAGGGGCAGTTCTGGTGCTGCTTCTGTGGTGCGCCCCTGGTCTGCCGGACCAGCTGGTTTGCCCACGTGTTCCTGCGGCAACAGGTTTTCCAGTGTCACTTCGCGCCCTGCAGCGCGTCGTTTTACGCCCATACCGAGCTGACCCACCTGGCCAGCCCGAGTGGATTGCCGAATGCGCCGGCTTGCGAATTGCCACCCAGCACCAGCCACCTCAACGCCATGGCGCAGAAGGTGTACGAGAACAACTTGGTCATCCGCGAAGAGCAGCTGAGCTTGCTCCAGGACGAGATCGACGAAGACCAGCAGCAGCAAGTCAGAGAGGACATCGCATCGTGACCACCACCAACCACCCCGCCGACTACCTCGACACCATGCAGGCTGCTGCCCTGGCCTACCTGCGCAACCACGAAGCCAAGCACCTTGGCCGCAGCCAGGCCCTGCAGGATGCCGCCGCCGCGCACCTGCAGCTGATGGGCGTGCCGCAGCACACCGCCGAGCGCCTGGTCACTCGCGCCAACGACCAACTCGAAGCCCTCAAGGGCCACCGCTTCCTGGACGTCGATGCCAGCACCGGCGACGTCGTTGTCCTGGTCAACCCGGCCACTGGCCTGCGCTACTGCATTCCGGTCGTGGAGATCTTCGACGCCCTGATCGACGAAGACCCCGGCACGCGACAGAACGCCTCCCGCTAAGCCCCTGAATACCTGATCCATGCCCGCCTAGCGTGGGTATGGGTGAACTGCGCCTTTTTGCAGCGAGAAACATCATGCCGAACACCCTTTCACTCCAGATCGAGCTGCCGCCGGCAGTCGCTGAGACCTACGCCCGCTGGCTCCAGGGCCGCGCCGACTACATCGTCAACCAGCACTGGAACGAGCCGCGCTACCTCCGGATCGAGGACACCGACAAGCGCCGCGCCGCCATCCTGCAGCGCTTCCCTTCCATGCTCGCCGCCCACCAGACCGCCGCCCAGATCCGCGCTCAGCTCGCCACCCAGGAGGCCAACTGATGCGCCGCCAACTCGACGTGACCCTCGCCCGCGACGCCGCCGGCTCTACCGTTGTATCGAACGATGGCGTCCTGGGCGTCATCGACTTCTGGACCCCCGCCGAGCTGCGCGAGCTCGCCCGCGCCTTGAATATCCTGGCCACCGACGCCGAACGCCATGAGGGCGGTAACCTGCGCCTTGTGCGCGACCTCGGTACCGGCCGCGCGGCGGAGTTCTGAGCATGTACCAGATGGATCACCAGCTCCGCGCCGACGTACTGCAGCGCCTCGAGGCTGACCTCGGCCTGCGGCACATCAACGGCACGGACTACATGCGTAAGGGCACCTGCCCGGCGTGCCACAAGACCGAGCTCTTCACCAGCCACGCCAACCCCTGGGTGGTGAAGTGCGGCCGCGAGGCGAAGTGTGGCCAGACCTGGCACGTCAAGGAGCTCTATAGCGACCTGTTCGAGGATTGGTCCGAGCGCTTCAAGCCCACCAACGACGCCCCGGCCGCCAGTGCCGATGGCTACCTCCAATTCGCCCGCGGCTTCGATCTGGGCCTGATCAAAGGCTGGTACACCCAGGAGAACTACTGGGACCGTGACCTCGGTATCGGCTCGGCCACCGTGCGCTTTGAAATGCCCGCCGGCGGCTACTGGGAACGGCTGATCGATCGCCCGAACCGCTTCGGCAGCAAGAAGGCCCGCTTCAAGCCGGCCTGGAGCTACAAGGGCAAGCTCTGGGTGCCGCCGACCGTCGACCTGCTGCAGGTCCAGGAGCTGTGGATCGTCGAGGGGATCTTCGACGCCATCGCCTTGCTGCATCACGGCATCCACGCCGTCTCCATGATGTCGAGCGCGCCCTTCCCCGAGGAAGCCCTCAAGGAACTGGCCCGTACCCGCGGCCCCAAGCTGCCGAAACTGGTCTGGGCCCTTGATAACGAGCCGACCGCCCGGGAGAACATCCGCAAGTGGGTACGCCTGGCCAAGGACCTTGGCTATCGCAACCAGGAAGCCGCTCAGATCCCGCAACCAGGTGGCCGCAAGGTCGACTGGAACGATCTGCACCAGCGCTGGATGTTCGAGAAAGAGGACAAGCGCAAAGATCGTATCGAGCGCGACCTGGAGATCGCCCACCACCAGGGCACCCTGCTGCTGGCCGATTCCCCCAAGGAGAAGGCGCTGCGGATCTACGGCTTCGAGGAAGCGAGCAGCGAGTTCTACTTCGACTTCGGCAACCGCATGTACTGGGCCAAGTTCGACCTCAGCAAGCTGGACGAAGAGCAGCGCGCCATCCTGGACAGCGACGAGCCCGAGGACCGGATGCTCAACGAGAACAGCGCCCGCCGCCGCGCTCTGGAGAACGTCTGCTCGCTCAAGCTGCTGGCCAACTGCAACTTCGAGACCCTCTACAAGCAGATCAGCGAATCCACCGGCGAGGCCTGGTACTACCTCCGCGTCAACCCGCCCCACGACGGCCCGGCCGAGAAGCTGGCCTTCACGCCCAAGCAGATGGCCTCGAGCGGTGAATTCAAGGCCAAGCTCTTGCACGCCGGTGCGACCTGGCTCGGTACCCAGAAGCACCTGGACCAGATCGTTATCACCCAAACCGAGGGAGTGAAGACCGTCGAGACCATCGACTTCATGGGCTACAGCAAGGACCACCAGGCCTACATCTTCAACGACATCGCCTGCCACAACGGCAACGTGGTCAAGGCCAACAGCGAGGACTATTTCGAGCTGGGCAAACGCCGGGTGAAGTCGCCGTCGCTCTTGAAGATCAAGGCGCAGCCCGATAGCACCGGCTACCGCGAAGACTGGTTGCCCAAGCTCTGGCTATGCTTCGGTGCCAAGGGGCTGATCACCCTCACCTACTGGTTCGGCTCCCTCTTCGCCGAGCAGATCCGCGGCCAGTACGAGAGCTTTCCCTTCCTGGAAGTAACCGGCGAGCCCGACGCCGGCAAGTCCACCCTGCTGGTCTTCATCTGGAAACTGTTCGGCCGCAACTACGAAGGTTTCGACCCGACCAAGGGCTCGGCCTCTGGCCGCAGCCGTGCCATGGGCCAGGTTGCCGGCATGCCGGTCGTGCTCCTCGAGGGCGACCGCAACAGCGATGCCGCCAACACCAAGAGCTTCGACTGGGACGAGCTGAAGGACTTCTTCGGCGGCGGTCTGCTGCGTACCCGCGGCGTCAAGAACAACACCAACGAAACCTATGAGCCGCCCTTCCGCGGGACCATCGTCATCAGCCAGAACGCGCCGGTGACAGGCCACGAAGCCATCCTCTCGCGGATCGTGAAGCTGCACTTCACCAAGCCCAAAATCACCGAGGCCAGCAGCGCGGCCGCGGACGCCATCAACCTGATGGAGATCGAGGAGCTGAGCCACTTCCTGGTCAAGGCCATCAAGGCCGAACCCCAGGTCATGGCCCTATTCGCCGAGCGCTATCCGCACCACCGCCAGCGGCTGCGCAAGATGAGCGCCCTGCGCTCGGCCCGGGTGGTGAAGAACCACGCCATGATCCTGGCCCTGGTGGACTGCCTGGCCCTGATCCTACCGCTGAGCGAGACCCAGCTGGCTGCCTGTGATCAGCAGCTGCTGCAGATGGCCATGGAGCGCCAAAGCGCGATCAGCGCCGACCCGGCCGAGCTGGACGAATTCTGGGCCGTGTACGACTACCTGGAATCGCGCGGCGACCACGCCATGGTCAACCACGCCAAGAAGCCCGACGAGCTGATCGCCATCAACCTCAACCAGTTCGCCGAGAAGGCCGCTGAGTTCAAGCAGAAGATCCCGGACCTCAACACCCTGCGCCGCATGCTGCCCGACTGCCGCCGGCACAAGCTCCTGGGCATCAACGTTTCCACGTCCAGCGCGATTCGCACCCGCGAAATGCTGCGCAACCCCCTGAGCGAGAAGAAAGAACCCAACGTGAAGTGCTGGCACTTCAAGCCCTGATCCGCCCACCCCAAGGAGAAACGCCATGCAGCAATACCACTACCGATCCACAGACCCTGCAGTCGTCGCCATCGTCCAGGACTGCTTCAACCAGCGCCAAGCCCTGCGGCTCGCTGCTGATCGTCTGGGCGAGGCCTTCGGCGGTGTGGTCGCCCTGCTGCGCTCCACGACCGACGTCATGCCCGGCGGCATAAAGCTCAAGGGAGGCCAGGAGCTGGACGTCCACTGGTGCCGACCTGATCAGTGGGGCTTCCGCCGCCTGCGCGTCAAGCCGAAGACGGCCAAGGGCATGCCCAAGGCGGAGCGCGAAGCCCTCCAGGTCGAGCACCAGCGTCTGGTCCAGCTGTGGCAGGAGCACTGTCCGGCGTCGCTCGACGTGCATGCGTTCTGGGATCGCCTGGGCGTGAACACCGGCAACCTGCTGCTCAGCGGCGGCCTGTTCTTCACCCAACACGGATCGGCCTACTTCTGCCTGGGCTTCTGCATCGACCAGGCCGAGCACCTGGCCAACGTCGCCGCCGGCAAGCCCAGCGCCGGTTGGATCGACGGCGCTGAGGAGATCCTGCCCAGCCACTACGACGCCGCCCGCCGCGATTACAACCGGGAGGCCGCATGAACGCCAAGCACCTGGATCTGGCTGCCCGCCGCGCGCGGTTTGAGGAAGTGGCTTTTCAGCAGGGCTTCACCGGGGAGAACGACCTCGATCACGTCGACGGCACCTATGTTCGCCGTTCGGTCCAGGTGCTCTGGGAGTTCTGGCAGAAGGCCGCTGAGACCGAACCTACCGGCCAGCAGCTCTACGCCGAGATCAAGAAAACCAGCCAATACGCCAACCAGCGCGACTGGCCAGGCTGGCCCACGCCTTTCCCGGTCGCGATCGTTCCAGGAGATCCCTGCGGCTATGTCGTGAAGGGCGGCGTCGGCGGCCAGTACCGCTTCGAGGACGTCCAGCTGTTCGTGATCGACGGCGAGAAGAAGGTCCGGATCCGCTGACGGGACGCCGGAAAGAAAGAGGCCTGGGGAGCGCCAACTCGCCCAGGCCGACCACCACCACTGGAGAAACATCATGCCTAACGTAAACCAGCGCAGTAGCAATGCTCAGCCTATCACGCTCCACCCGGCCCTGCTGCAACGCTGCCAGGCCACCGCCCTCCTGGGCGAGGCGGTCATCCGCTACCAGGTCAGCCGCTCCAGCGGCGATCGCATCCACCTCCTCGCCCTGGCCAGCATGGCCAACACCCTCGGCGCCCTGACCGCCGAGGACGCCGAGGTCATCGAAACCACCCTGGCCAAGCCGGCCCAGCAGCACACTGGAGCAAACGCATGAACCGCCGTATCGACATCGTCATCGACCTGGAGACCCTCGGCCAGGGCAACAACGCCCCAATCCTGTCCATCGGCGCCGTTGCCGTGACCGGTGCCGGCACCGCCGCTGCGGCGATCACCGACGAGTTCTACAGCCGCGTCGACCTGGAATCCGCCATCGCCCGCGGCGCCGTGCCTGACAGCGAAACCATCGAATGGTGGTGGCGGCAGTCGCCCGAGGCCCGGGCCGAGATCGACGGCAGCCGGGATCGGGACGACATCCGGGCCGCGCTGGTGCTCTTCTCCAACTGGCTGCTCCAGCAGTCTGAGCCTCAGCCCGACCAGGACGGCGGTCTCGCCGATGTCGAGCGGCGGATCTGGGGCAACAGCCCTAGTTTCGACTGCATCATCCTGGGCAATGCCTACCGCATCGGCGACAACCTGGTGCCCTGGCACCACCGCGAGGAGCGAGACCTGCGGACCCTGCTAGACCTGTACCCCGCCGCCAAGCTGCGCGACTTCGAGGGCATCCGCCACCACGCCCTGCACGACGCTCGCCATGAAGCCCACCAGCTGACCCAGGCCCTGTCCGTCCACGCCCTCCGCCTGGACTGCGCTAAGGCCGAAGCCAGCCGGGTGGCATCGCTGGAACATTCCTACGCGCAGCCTAACGGCCTGGAGGAAAAATGATTGAGCGGACAACAGGACCTAGAGACGAAGGGTCTGCCAGATGAAAGAGCTATCCAACCAAACTCCGTTATCGAGAGAAGCGGGGCAGATACGAATGACTTGCCCTGTTTGCGGCATCAAGTTCAAAAGAGCAACGAGCCACGTAGTAAGGGTGGCTGTCTCGACTTGCAGCAGAGCTTGTGCTGCCCAGGCTCGGATAATTCGCGTCTGTAAGCCTTGCGTGATTTGCGGAAAGGAAATGGAGCTGCAGCCCTCTGATATTGAGAAAATCACCACCTGTTCCAAAGAATGCTCTTTCGTGCGTAGGACCAAGGGAAAGGGCTACCCGATAAGTAAAGGAACGACAGCTGTATACAAAAAACACGTCCTTCGGATGAGGCAAATCGGGGTATGTAGCAACTGCGGGACAGTGCATGGCCCTTGGTCCCTCCGCAACTCTGCAATCAGTCTTGCTACTGGGTACCCTGAGATCGTCAATGCTGGGGAGTTGTGGTGCCGCTCCTGCCATCTGGCAGACGTAGCCGCATTAGGCTCCGAAGTGCGCGATGCACCTTATAGGCGAGAACTTCAGTCGATAGGAGGCGCTGCATGAATACGGTTCAGCCGCTGCAACTCCTCGAGGCCGAGGCACGCACCTGGATCCGCAAGGGCTACATTTCGCCCGAGCGGATACAAGAATTGACCGCCTTGATTTCCAGTAAACGTGGTGCCCAGGCGGCCGATAAACTCATCCAGGAGATGCGGCGGCAGTACGGTCGCCGCAAGGAGTGGCTGGAGCAATGACACCGGCGACCGGGATCCTGACCTTCCAGGATCTGCAATCAATCACCGGGTACAACCGGCGCGCGGACGTTGAGCGGATCCTGCTCGACCAGGGCGTCCGGATATTCAGGGGCCGCACAGGCCCCTGGACCACCCTCGAACTCATCAACCAGGCCGGTGGCGTCAAGCCGGCAAGCCAGGAGCGGTACGACGTCGACATCCTATGAGGCGAGCCAGGAAGCGAAAGCTCAATCCCCATATACCCAGCCACATCGACCAGGCCGCGCTACCCGCGGCCTGTTTCTTCGATCACCGTGGGCACGGCGTCTGGTACACCCTGCACCGAGACGAAGCCGGCCGGCAGCGCCGCAAGAACGTTGCACCGGCTACCGTCACCCTCGCCGAGCTGCACCGCATCATGGAAGAGCGCGATGGCGTCGATCGCGAGAGCCTCGACTACCTCTGCAGCCAGTACCATGCGAGCCCGCAGTTCAAGCAGCTCGCCACCAAGACCCAGGCCGACTACGACTACTGCCGGAAGGTCCTGGTCGGCATTCCCACCAAGCTGGGCAAGCCACTCGGCGCCCTCGCTGTCCGCAAGTTCACTCCAGCCCTGGTCCAGCGCCTGGTTGATCGGATCGCCGCGGAGGGCACGCCATCAAAGGCTGCCCATGCCCTGCGCTACCTGCGCCGCGTTCTGCAGTGGGGCCGCAACCGCGGCTACGTCGACGTCAACCCTGCCCTGGGCATCGAGGCGCCCACCGAGCGCAAGCAGCGGCGGCTGCCGGCACCAGAAGTGATGGACCTGCTGATCCAGCGAGCTCGCGAAATGGGACGTCTCAGCCGCGGCCAACCTGGCAGCTGCCCGGCCTACCTGTGGCTGGTGATGGAGCTGGCCTACCTCTGCCGTTTGCGCGGGATCGAGGTGGTGACCCTCACCGACGCCAACGAATTGCCCGAAGGCCTGCAGACCAACCGCCGCAAAGGTAGCCGCGACAACGTCGTCAGCTGGACGCCACGCCTGCGGGAGGCCTGGAATAGCGCCCGGGCATACCGCACCGCGATCTGGACGAAGAAATCCATCCCCACGCCTGCTGCGCCTGAGCGGCGCCCGGCGATCGTGGCCATTCACGGCGGCGCCCTGGTCAAGTCCAGCCTGGACAGCGCCTGGCAACGATTCATCACCACGGCGATCGCCGATGGCGTCATCCAGGCCGAGCAGCGCTTCGCCTTGCATGACCTCAAGCGCAAGGGCATCACCGACAGCCCTGGCACCCGCGCTGACAAGCAACAGGCCAGCGGCCACCGCTCGGCCGCGATGCTCGACATCTACGACCTCAGCGTCCCCGTCGTCACCCCTTCCGCCCTCTAAATCAGCACGTAACAAGCTAGCCCGGACCCGCAAGGGATCCGGGTTAAAGCCGTGCGCATGCGTAACAAGAAAAAGGCTAAGTGACTGAAAGACAAGGAAAGCCCAGCTTTCTTGTAATCAGTAGGTCCCGGGTTCGACTCCTGGTGCCGGCACCATCTTCTTCAAGGTCTTGGACAAGCCACCTCTGCCGTGGCTGCCCCCGTCCAGGACCTCTCCCCAATCCCGTTAGCCGCATCCGATCTTCGCTGGTGAAGACCGGATAGAGGCTTTGTAACCGTCATTCCCAGACCCTAGCCTCGGTAAACCGGCGGAGAGGTCTACCGCACGCCTCTCCGCCGGAATGTCCGTAGCTAGCGTCCCAGCCTGGCGCCGTAGGTCCGTGAGAGCGCGGCCAGCGAATAGTTCGCGCGCATGAAAGCCTGGGCGTTCGTCGCGCGTCGCTGGGCCTCCGGGCGATCCTCATGGAGGCGGCGCAGCTGGGCCGCTGCCGCGGCGATGGAAGGACTGCCCCAGACGGCACCCGCCACCAGGGTCGGCATTTCGCCCTCCTCGACCGGCACCTCCTCGACCGCGACCAGGAAGCTGGTGGCGTCGCTGCAGAAATCCCGGGGTCCGGAATAGTCGGACACGACGGTGGGCTTGCCCAGCAACATGGCATGGGCGATGCCGTAGCCGAAGCCTTCCGACTTGTGCAGCGAGACGAAGGCATCGCAGCTGTCGAGCAGACCCCAGTAATGGCTGGCGGAGAGGTCATGGTCGAGGATGCTGATGCGCTCGTCGCCGCCGATGGCCTCCAGCACCCGGTCCCAGTAGCCGCCCTTGTTGCACCAGTGCTCGAAGTCGACGTTCCTGATCTTGAGCACCAGCTTCACGCCCTCCTCAGAGGGGAAGGCGGCCTTGAAGGCCTGCACCACGGAGAGCGGATTCTTTCTGGGTATCGAGCTGTGGAAGTCACCGATCGAGAGAAAGACGAAGTCCTCTTCGGCCAGGCCGATGGCTTTTCGCTCGAACGGCTCGAAGGCTACCGGTACGGCAATCCCCTTGCCGACGTTGATGATGGGCGTGGTGGTGACACGGGCATAGATGTCCTGCAGATACTCCGTAGGGACCCAGATCTCATCCATCAGGTCCAGGCCCAGGCCATGGCTGAGCGGCGGACTGGAGGTCTCCCAGAGGAAGAAGCCGATCTTGTGGGCCTTTTCCAGCAGATCCGCCGGCAAGCGCGAGCACTCGTAGGGAATCCGATCAGCATTGACGTGAAAGATGATCACCGGCCGCTCGACCTCGGTAGCCTCGCGGCACTGCTCTCCGCCCAGCTCGAGTTCGTCCTTGTCGACGGAGACGATGGCCGGTCTGATGCCGAGTCCCTTCAGCGCCTCGACGGTCATGCGCAGATTGGCCCCCAGTCCGGTCTGGGAGGTATGGCCGATGACGAAGACCTTGTTTTCCAGGGGGCAGGTGCCTTCGATCAGGGCCCGCAACCGCTCGGACAGACGACCATTATCCTGTGCGCCCTCACCTGGTTGCAGGATCTGCAACTGTGGATAGCGCCGGTACAACACGTCCGCCAGCCACTGTCTGGCCACCTCGGAGCTGGGCTCGTAGCCCAGCAAGGCCTTGGCCATGACCCATTCGGCCCGACCCAGGCCATCACCGACATCGCCCCGCCAGTAATCGAGCCAGGCGCCAGGCAGCAGATCGACGTGAAAGCCGGAGGCGCAGCAGAAAAAGACCTTGTTGAAGGTGAATTCCACATAGCGGGCGGCCGAGACCTCGCGGACACCGGCATCGCGTAGCTCCTCGTCCAGGGCGATCCGCCAATACCAGTTGATGTCGAAGGGCAACCGGGAGGAATCCGGATGGCGCGCCTGCAGCGGTCGGATCAGGCGCTCACCGCACAGCCTCAGGAAGGCCGCGGATCCGGCATTGGGTGAAGAGATCAGGCGATACAGGAGGTGCAGGTACTGGGGCCGGGAGAACAGGCTGTCCTTGTCCGCCTCATGCTTCTTCCAGAACAGGAACACCAGCCTGGAGACGAACTGCTCGGTCACTTCGTCGCTGAAGGCGCAGCCCTGGAGATAGTCGATCAGTCCGGCGGACACCGGAAACACCGTGCTGGCCTGCCACTGCTCGCGGAATTCATTGACATACCAGCTCACCAGTTCGGTGCGGCCCCTGAGTGATTGCAGATTTGCCGCCTGGCCAAAGCGCTTGTAATGGACGTGCTCCATGTACTTGGAAATGTAGGCATGGCTGCCGTCGTCCATCCGACTCAGGATCGAATCCTGCTTGAGCACGGCAGCCGCATTGGACCGAATCAGGGCATCCCACAGGGGCGTGTGGTAGATGGTTGCCTTTTTCAGCAAGGCCTCGTAGGGCGTGATGGTTGTTTTGAGAAAAGGCAGGGAACAGCCATTCGCCACGATCTGCGGCAATTTCGACGGGCTCGCGCCAGCCAACTGGGGAATTTGAAAGACCAGGCTGTACGGTGCCCCGGCCGTTTCCATATGGCGGATCTCGCCGCCGAATTCCAGGCTCAGGGAAACGGCCAGGTAGGGATTGCGAATATCCACCGCCCAGCCGATCACGGCATTGTCTTCCGCAAGGGTGAAGCAACCCAGGACCGGCGCCGTCGTCCAGTCCTGGAGCAGCAGCGTCAGCTGCTGTGAATCGCCCAGGTTGGTCGTGCGCGTCAGGCAGAACAGCAGGCGTTCCCAGTTGGTCGTCAGGCCATCGGCGGCCAGCGCCAGGCTGACCAGCGCCTGGGGCAGGCGACCGAAATCCAGCTTGCGACCGAGGAATTCTTCGGCGTAGAGAATGGAAAGGACCCACTCGAAAACGCTCTTTTCCAGCAGGAAGGCGATGGCGGTCCGGGCTTCCTCGGCATTGGGCAGGCGCCCCAGCAGCTGCGTGTAGCAGTTGCGGATCAGGGTCACCTTGCGCAACTCCTCAGGCAAGATGTCGCTGCCGGATAGCTCGTAAAGTCCCGTGTCCTGCATGCAGGTCAGGGCATCTTCCAGGTTGGCGATGACCGGGCTGTTGGTCAGCTCGTACTGGCTATCCCTGACCACTACCCTGATGGGCTCGAAGGATTTCAGACTGGGCAAGTCGAGGATGAAGCCCTGGCAGCCATCGCTGCCGAGGATGGTCTTCAGATCGGCTCTGAAGCGGTTCGCTACCGCGGACGCGATGATCTTGCCGGACTGGATCGCCACGACCTTGACCCGCTCCAGGGGGGCGCCCTTGTCGTAGGCCCAGCCCTCTATGCGCTTGGTGGCGCTGGTGTCGACGCACCCGATGAACGTGGTTTCCATGTTGCCTTAACGCCTCTGCTGATCCAGCTCCAAAAGTCTCGCCGCATAACGCCTGCCCACCGTGTCCGGAGCGAATCCACCCAGCGTCGCGCCGCGCTCGCGAATGCCCGCCCGGGCGCTCGCCCGGTTTCTCAGCGCCTGCACGGCGTCAGGCTGAGAAGGCTCGCCCCAGAAGTTGTCCGCGCCTTCGAGGTAGTCCGCTGCGCCGGTTGCCACCACCGCGCAGGGAATGAGTTCGACCCCGGCGACGCCCGTGCAGAAATCCTGGTTGCCGCCCGCCGCAGAGGCCACCACGTCCAGTCCCAGCAGCAGGGCTTCGGCGATACCGCGACCAAAGCCCTCGGCCCGGTGCAGGGAAACGAAGCAGTCGCAGGCGGCATAGAGCGCCAGGACGTCACCCTTGGCGAGCACCTGGTCGATCAGCACGATGCGTTCGTCGGCGGCGGCGAGCGCCTGCAGCTGCATCCAGGCGGCTGGCTCCTTGTCGGCCCTCATGCATTTCACCACCAGGCCGACCGTCTGATCCTCGCGCGCGAAGGCCGCCTGGAAGGCGCTGATGACGGCAACGGGATTCTTGCGGCGGAACGAAGAGCCGCCATCGAAGGAAAAGACGAAGTAGTAACGCCCTGGCACCAGGTCGAAACGCCGGCGCAGCAGGTCCCGTGGCTCAGGGGGAGCTACCTGCACGGCCATGGGCATCAGGCAGACCGGCACCGCCGCGATAGCCGACAGGGCCGTCTCGGTATAGCGGCTCGACGCCCAGACCTCGTCGACCAGGGCGAAGCTATGCGCCCAGGCCGCCGGCCAGCGCTGCAGCTCCCAGGGCCAGTAGCCGATGGTGTAGCGGCCGGCCAGGAGGCCGCTGCCCTGCTCCAGATAGACCCGGGCGTGTTCGAGGGCGGTCAGGCAGAAGAGGTTGTAGCGATAGCGCGGCGCCGTGGCGACCCAGGCGGCCACGCTCCGGTCCCCCTCGTCCACCCCTGGGCTCACATTGAGGATGACGAAGGGAATGCCCGCCGCCTCGAGGGCACGCGCGGCCATGCGCAGGTCCTCGCCGATGCCCAGCTCGCCATAGGCGTAGCCGATCAGGTTGACGCCGAACGGCTGGAGCTCGCTTCCGCTGCGCGCGGGCCAGGCCAGGCGATTTGCCCCCAGCAGCGCATCCAGTGCGGTTTCCTGCCGGCCGTTCGAGCTCAGCCACTGTCTGTAGCCGGTCCGGCCCGGTGCGGTGGTCAGGTCGAAGGCCTGCTGCAAATCGCCGCGCGTCCCATGGAGTAGGCGGGCGAAGCGGGTATCTTCGATGGCTGCCGCATCCAGCAGAAAGGTCTTCTGCCAGAAGGGAATCTCCAAGCACCCCGGCGGCAATTCCCGAAAGCCACCGCCAAAGAAGAACCAGGCCAATGCCGCTCGCTGTGCCTGCTCGTCCTCCAGGCGGGTGGACAGACCCAGGTCATCACGCAGCTGGATCAGGGCCAGGATCAGGCGCGACACGCCACCCGACCAGGCGGTCGCCGGCAGGGATGCGGGTCCGGAAAGTTCGGCCCAGAAGTCATCCAGTTCCCGTAGCGCGGCATACTCCCGACTGCCCGAGGTGATCAGCCAGCCCAGGTAGGCGCCACGGGCCGCGTCGTCGTCGAGGGGAAACCGCGGCTGTAGATCGAGTGGCCGCACCTGCCAGATCAGCAGGAACAGCCGATGGAAGGCAGCCACGCCGGCCACCGCCAGACGCGCGATAGGCACCCGGTAGTAGTCACTGCCGCGCAGGGCCTGCGGGCCTTCCTGCCAGTACTCGGCCAAATCGCCGCTCATGTCCGGTCCGGCGCCAGGTCGAGACCGCCGTAGGGTCCCAGGGCCCAGTCTTGGTTCAGCGAGGGGCTGTAGAAACGATCCGTCAGCTGCTGGGTCGAGTAGGTTTCGTAGAGGGCGCGCTGCTCGCGCTGGGCGCGAGCGGCCTTGTCGGCGGAGCTGTCCTTGCCGCGCGTGGCCGACTCGGCGTGGAGCAATTCGGCAAAGGGGGTCCAGAGTACCTTCAGGCCCAGTGCATCGATGCGCAGGCACAGGTCGACATCGTTGAAGGCCACCGGATAGCGCTGGGCATCCATGCCGTCGAGACCGAGGTAGAGATCGCGCCGCATCAGCAGACAGGCCGTGGTACAGGCGCTCTGCTGACGGGTCAGCTGATTGAGGCCCAGATAGCCGGGATCCTCGCGCAGCCAGTGGTTGCCGGTATGGGCGGCCAGGCCGTTGATGCCGACCACCACGCCGCCGTGCTGCACCATCCCGTTGCGCCACAGCAGCTTGGCGCCAACGGCCCCGACCTCGGGCCTGGCCGCCAGACTGACCATCTCGCGCAACCAGTCCGGCTGCAGCACCTCGATGTCGTTGTTGATGAAACCCACGTATTCCCCGGTCGCCAGCGCCACCCCCCGGTTGTTGAGGGTGGCGTAGTTGAACGGATAGGGATGCGCCAGCACCTTCACGCCGCGGGCCTGCAACGCCTGAAGGTAGTCCAGCGTCGCCGGATCGTCGCTGCCGTTGTCGATGACGATGACTTCGAGGGCGGGATAGTCGGTGGCCTCCAGCAGGCCTTCCAGGCAGGCCTGCAAGAGGCTGAAGGCGTTGCGAGTAGGCACGATCAGACTGACCCTGGGCAGCCGTTCGGGCAGCGCCCAGTGGGCGCGCAGCGCGCCCGGCAGCTGCGTCTGACGACTCAGATGGCTACCCGGACGCAGTCGCTCCAGCAGCCCGTTGAGGCGCTCCAGGCGCTCGGGTTTCTGACGGTCGCACTCGGCGGGCGTCGCCGGACAGAGGGCGCTGCGATGGCTGAGCACCTGCGCGACCCGCGCCACCGGCAGCTCGGCGCGCAGGGTCGCCCAGATCAGCGCGGCGACGACCGCCTCACGGTCATGCGGTGCCTTCGCCGTGCGCTCCAGGGCGTCCAGCGCCGCAAGGATGACCGCGCGGCCGAACAGAGCGGTCTCGGTAAACAGATCCGTCCCCAGATAGAGATCGAGATCCCAGCTGGGCTTGAACCAGGGATTGCCGCGACTGCCGTCCGGCTGGTCCTGGTCACAATCGGCGAACGCCCAGGCCGCCGGCAACTCGTCCTGGCGGCCCAGCAAGGCCAGCGCCAGCTGATCCAGCGTCTGGGGCCGCAAGCGCGAGCTGAAGGGCAGCAACAGGACCCCGTCCGCCCCCTCGTCGATCAGCTGCCGCAGCGACTCGGCAAAATCGGCCGTGGCGACCCGCTGACCGCTTGGCGCCAGACGCTGTGCCTGCAGGCTGTCCAGGCAGGCCTGGCGTTCATAGTCCGGTGCCTCGCCATGGAGCAGCACGGCGATCCGTTGGTCCGCTACCTGCTCGGGAAAGGCCGGCGGACGCTGGTGCAGGGCGAACCACTGGGGATAGTGGCCAAAGCCGGCACTGCGCGGACAACGTTGAGCGTAGTCCTGGGCCAGGCGCATGGCGAGTTCACGCAGCTCGGGCGCGGCCTGCTCCGGCCAGCCGGCGGCCAGCAGGGCGCCAAGGCCTTCGGCCCGGCAGCAGACGAGGATGGGGCTACCGGCCAACGGCCGGCCCTGCGGGTCTTCGATATGGACTTCGTGGCGCCCGCCATCAGCCAGCGTCCAGGGTAGCTCCAGCCGGAAACCGTGATCGGCGTCGGGACGATAGCTGAGGGCGGGGTGCCAGAGATTAGCGCGACCGCGGGCCACGATCCGATCGGCCAGCCGCGCCCGCACCTCCAGGTGCGTCCCTGGCGTCTCCGCGGACCACAGCCAGCCGGTCACCGCCAACCCACCGCCGTACCAGACCTGGCTGCCAGGCGCGGTCGCCGCGACGGGTATTGCGCACGGCAACTCCAGGGGGTCGCCGACGCGGGGGCCACCGTTGGCTACCCGTACGACGATCTGGTGAGCGTCGGCCAGCCAGGCCTCGCGCAGCTGCAGAGCAAATCCGTGAAAGCCATCGCCAACGCAAGGCCCGTTCTGATACTCGTCGGCGCGTACCAAGGCCACGCTGGCTCCATCGACGAGCACTTCGAGGGCGAGCCTGAGGTCCGGCTGGGCGAGGTCGCAGGCCCAGCCCTGGAGCACGCCTCCGTACAAACCCTCGATACGTCCTTCGACGATGGCAGAGCCGGACCGAGCAAAATCATTCAT